CTTCTGAAGCGCCCGTTCCCTATTGACATAGAACATATGTTTAGGGTTAGAACATTTAGACGTTGTTCCATAGTGCTTATGGCAATTACACTTCTGAGCTTCCTTTGCCATATTACTCCAATTGATGTCATACATTTTAGACAATTGTTTCCTCTTCTCTGGTGTCCACTTCATAGGCGTTTACACGCTCCTTTCTCATAAACCTATTATATCACAACTTTCGGCATTCGGGACAAACTAAATACATATAAAGAGGATACCCTATGTCAGATCTACAAAAAATACAGCAGATGCAGAACGGACTAACTGCCAAGCCATTCAACCCCGTTGCGTGGACTAACAACCCTGCTATTACACCAAAATCTAATATATTACAACGATATAATGATCAGAAGGCTACCGACTCCTTAGGTCCTCAGGAGAGGGATGCTATCAAAAGGTTTATTATGACTATGCTTGGCTCCCCGGCTGTTAAGGTAGAACTTACAGACGAACAGCTTACCAATTGTATAGACTTAGCTAAGGACGTTTTTATGCGTTATCTCGGCCGGGAGCATTATGCCTATACTATAAGCAGAGCCTATCAATCAGAATACCAGTGGCCGGACGATGCTATTAGTATAATAGCAGTATACTATAGGCCAGCTTCCCTATCCTCTCTTGGCAACATAGCTCAGAACCTATTCTCCGACTTTTATCTACTTGCTACTGACTTGGCAGTAGATATCTACGAAAGCCCTGTTACGTATTGGTGCTATATGGCAAGTAGGCAGATGTTAGAAAAGACGTATGGTGTATGGGGTTCGTGGGAGATGATTGATTATAGACGATTTAGGGTCTATCCAACCCCCTTTAAAGACCAGGTAATAGGGATACATTATAAAGTAAACGACTTTGACCTTACAGAAGATAGATACAACCTATTTAAGAAGCTGGCTCTTGCTTATAGCAAGATTATCTTAGGCAGGATAAGAAGTAAATACGCAGCTATCCCCGGTAGTAATAACAACGTTCTTACTTTGGACGGAGTTACGTTATTGACAGAGGGATCTACGGAAGAGGAAAAGATAATAAAAGAGATTATATCTATGGTTCCTCTACGAATAGAGAAGTTCTAAGGAAATCATATGGCAGAACCTATTCCAGGAAGTAGCTATTCAACTTACCCCAAAGACGAGGCTTTCAAACTTGCTAATGCTACTGAAGATGCTGAGCTAGCTAAAAAGCTTCAGCAAGAGTTGAACGAGATATCCTCTATTCCGGTATCGGTATATCTTTTACTGGACGTGAAGATAGACAACCTATATGGTGAAACAAAGAACGCACGGTATGGAGATCCTATAAAAGTTACAGGGCATTTTAGTCCTATGAGTTTGAAGTTTGAATTGAATAAGTGGGGACTTGATTCCGATTTAGACTTTTTGATATTCTTTGTCCAGGACGAGTTGATAGGTAAATGTGGAAGACTACTTCAACAAGGAGATCTTCTATACGACTGCTATCAACGTCTTTGGGAAGTAACGGAACAGCACGAAGATACCAATATGAACTATATATGGATAAACCAATATGTATTATGCAAACGCAAACTGGGTGATACTCCTATTCTTGGTGGCACTGATTATCAGCAACCAGCCGAGGGGCAGAATGTAGCATCCACAGAGCAGTTAAAAGAAGATAAAAAGGACAACTTCTTCTCATACTAATTATGAAGAACATAGTTATAAACGATACTGAAGATTTGGGAACTATCCATTCTAAGCTAGTGGGGTTCCAGAAAAGTATATTTGAAGAGTTTAAAGTTATCGGCAACGAGGTAGTAGACGGAGAGTTTGACTACATAAAAACTACTATCCAGAATAAGCACGGAAAGAAGTATAGTGTTCTTATTAACAAGACACCAGACGGGTGGGTGATATTTCCGGATAAGGCCGACCAGGCAGTTCTGGAAGAGTTCCAACTAAACTTCCCTATTTGGAGAAGGTTATACGCAGACTATAAAGCAAAGGAACGGGTATGAAACTAATATTTGAGAGATTACAGAAACTATTTGAAATGCCTTGGGTCACTGTTGGTGGTAAGGTAATAGACCTTGAAATAGAGAAGCTTAGAAGTAAGCCAGCTATTATGAATAAGATAAAGTCAGAGCTGGAAAGATTAGCACCAGAACAGAGAGAAGAATTCATAGAAACTCTATTCGCAGATTTTTGGACTATGATGAGCCATTACAGTATTTTTAAAGATGAAGTAAAAGCTTTGATTCCGGTAGAAGAACCGGCGGAGATATATGAGCGTAAAGTTAATTAACTATAAGAAGTATCTGGTAGATTACGAGGGAGAGGGTAAAGGAGGAGCGCATAGATATCCTGTTCAAGAGGAAGCGTTCCGGAAATACTCGGAATCTCTTGTGTCGTGGCTTAGGAATATAACAGTTCCCAGAAACGATAAGGACATACAGGTTGAAGTTGTATATGGGTATCCAGAGTTCGCAACAGCATTAAGAGCTACACCCTCGCAACAAGTTAAACCGGAAGTAAACCGGGAGCTCGGTGAGAAGCTTGTGGACTTACGTGAAGATAGGACGAGAGTTCCGATAATATCCTACTTCATCACAAATTACACCTATGACCAATCACGTGAGCTTCCCGGTGAAATCTACTATAAAGGGAAATTCGTAGACGATTCAAAGAAAGATATCGTTATGCTTAATAAGGAAGTACCCTTTATACTTCAATATACGTTGGCAGTATGGACAAAGTTCAAGGCAGATATGGCCCAGATACAGCAACAGCTTCTGTCCAGGTTTAACCCAAATGTGGTGTTCCTTGTAGACAATCAAGAGATACCTTGTAGGCTTGACGGTATTACCGACACAAGCGCTTTGGAAGCTAAAGACGGCAATTACCAACTCGTCAGAAATGACGTGATTATATCTATGGATGCTTGGCTAAAAAGAGATCCTGTATCCGTTAGGACTATCCTGAGGGAACGTGTTCAGTTCTCCGAATCGGCAATAACAGCTAATTCGGCTCAGGAAGTAATAGATATTATGAACATAAATATAAAAGGAGAATAAATATGGCAAAAGTAAAAGTATCAAATCTAAGTCTTCAGGTTGTTAACGTGCTTATCAAAGAAGGGTCAACAAATAAGAACGTCCAGCTTCTTTCAAAAGGAGAGGCTATTGTAAATAAAGAACAGATTACCGACCAGATCAAGAGATTAAAGGATCTGGGTATCCTTAGTATTTTACCTTATACTGAGACAATAGAAGTTTAAGTTTACTAAATAGATGTTAGAGAGAACTTATAGTTCCTCCTATTAAAGATAGCCGGCAGTTAAAATAAGGCTATGTAAACGGTGATAAAATATAAAATAATTATTTACTGCTCACAGAGCAATAGGAGGATATAATTTTATGGGAGTTTATTTAAGTCCTGGTGTTTATACACGGGAAATAGACGTATCTACTTACCCAGCATCAGTTTCTACTGCTATCTGCGGTCTTGTAGGCACGGCTACCAAAGGCCCGGTTAACATCGCAACTTACATCACAAATCCACAGCAATTCATAGACACTTTCGGAAATCCGACAGTTGATAGCTACCTGGGCTATGCATCTCTCGCGTTCTTGGAGAAGGGTAATCAGCTTTACGTAACAAGAGTAGGAGCAACGGTAGGTCCGGACGCACTGGAGAAGGCCACTCGCGATATAGTAAGTGGAACGCAATCAGCTAACACAGCTGGTCTCGCCGGTCCATACACATTAACAGGCGATAGTTTTGATATCATAGCTAATGGTGGAGCAAGACAGACTATTTATTGGTCAACCACACCAGCTACGGTAGACGAATTAGTAACTCTAATCAACCAACAGGCAAAGGGATTTAATGCTGTAGCTTCAGCAGGAGCCCTTAAGCTTACTTCAAACGCAGTTGGCACCCTATCTACTCTTGAAATATTGAGGATAGATAATACTCCATTTACGTTCCCCAACTTAACAAAGGCAACGATAACTGGCGTGGCCGCAGAAACATTCAATATTACAGCTACAAATAAGTATCTTAAAGTAAAAATTAACAGCGGAGCAGAAGTTACCGTAACTCTATCAGAAGGGGCTACTCGCACAGCAATTCAAGTTGCCGGTGATATCAATTCAGCTCTTTCTCCTTATGGAGCCGGATCGCACGCCGCTGGGGTAAACGTAGTTATTGACTCTAATGAATCTGGTTCAGGAACTTCAATAGAGCTTATGACTATAACAAGTTCAGCATATACTACACTCGGCCTTAATGTTGGTTCTGTTTCTGGAACTTCAACGATAGCGGCTGGTGTAAATGGTATACCAAACGTTATGACCATTAATGCTGTTAACGAAGGAACGTGGGGTAATGACCTATATGTTGCTATCGAGAACAGAGCTGACGGAACGTTTGATTTAGCTGTATTCTATCTCGGTGTTCAAGTTGAGAGATTTGACCAGCTGAAGAGAGGTTCGGTAAATGCTACTGATGATAATTACGTAGAGAAAATAGTAAACGTTCAATCGCAGTATATAGACGTAGTTGACAACGCAATACAGACAGGTAATCCACACGACATATCTCCTTTGTCCTCTTCCGGCAAGCTATCTAGCGGTAAGAACGGTATAAATGGAGTTTCGGATGCCGATTATATCGGTGTTACGTGGAACCCCCTAACTGACGCTCCCACAGGTCTTTATACGTATGCGGATGCTGAAACTATTAACGTCAATATAATCGCAGTTCCTGGTGTTTCATCAACGGCAGTCATAAATGCTATGTTAGTTCTCTGCACAGGCAGAGCTGATTGTATGGCAATTATAGACCCTCCGTTTGGGTTGAGGCCGCAGGAAGTAACAGATTGGCACAACGGTCAAGGTTCAGGGAATACCGTATCTTTCAATTCAAGCTATGGCGCCCTCTACTACGATTGGTTAAAGATATACGATTCATATAATAAGGTTGAGCTGTATGTCCCACCTTCGGGATATATAGCCGGTGTCTACGCACTCAACGATTTCGTGAGTGAGTCGTGGTATGCACCTGCCGGACTTAACAGAGGTCGGATCCTTTCGGCTATCGGAGTCAGGTACTCACCTAATCTCGGTGAAAGAAACTTGTTGTATGGAGACGGCAACGCAATTAACCCTATCGTAAACTTCGTCCAAGACGGTATTACGGTATGGGGTCAGAGAACATTACAGCGTGCATCTACCGCTCTTGATAGGGTAAACGTGCGTAGGCTGATGTTGTATCTGAGGAAAGTAGCTGCTAACTTCTCCAAGTATTTCGTGTTTGAGCCGAACGATCCGGCAACGTGGAGAAGGGTTAAGTTTACGTTTAATACCTTACTTTCAGACGTTCAGTCTAGACGTGGTATAACGGATTATCGTGTAATATGCGATGAGACGATTAATACACCGGCTAGGGTTGATAGGAACGAGCTGTGGGTTAGGATACTCGTTAGACCTACGAAGGCTGCTGAATTCATAGTAATTGAGTTCGTGATTATGCCTCAAGGCGCAAGTCTTGAAACTGAATCAATAGTATAAACAAAAGGAAAGGCCCTAACCATTTAAAGTTAGGGCCTTTTTATGCCCGGCAGAGGTAGTCGCATTACCCTGGGCTTAAACTAATAAAACTTCTACAAACTCTTCTACTTCTTCCTTAGCTTTTTCCAGTTCCGTTGCCGTTATCAGTTTCTGCTGGTACGCCCAAGCACTCGTCACTAGCAGATTCAGTCGTATTGCTAATTCCTTCTTCTGAAGTTCGTCCATCTATAACCTCCGCTTTCGGTAGTATTCTATGGGCTTCTAATGCCCGTATCCGTTTAACTACTGTATTGTTGAGTTCCACAAGGTCTTTAATGCTTGTTTCAGAGTTGACTTTGAATAGTATAGTCCTGTCCATTTCAATAGTCAACGTCTTTCTTTTCTATGACAACACGGACTCTCATCTTATCGTGCTTACTTCCTACTAGA